ATGTAATCTGGGGATCTCTAAACTATCATGATCTAATTTTTCATCATTTAGTTGTGAGTCTTTCTCCCACATGTCATTCAAAGTTTCTAGATTCATACTTTCTTATTATTTTTATCTGTGATCTCGTAAAGGGTATACTTGAAATTAACGTCGGCAGTGAGGTAAGTAATATCAGTTGCCGATGAATCAAACTCTAGTGTAGTAAGACTTGTTGGGAAGATATTGTAGAAGTTGATATTTGATATAACGTTATAGTTACTATTGAGGATAAGTAAACGAGCATCACTCATCATCTTATCAAACTCTTCTGGTCTACCCTTCTCATCTACAGTAGCAAGATACTTCTGAAAATTCTCTTGGTGTTTAGGATTGGTAAGTCCTTTCAACCATTTATAAATTTCATAATAATTATCTAAGTCTTCATTTACCAGAAACCTAAGATTCAAATCACCAAATGTCATCTTATCACCTGGTAGTGAATAGTCTTTTATTGGTGTTGATATCTCCCTTACACCTATCTCCACTTGAGGTATAGCTGCAGATTGACAAAAGAAATCTACATTAGGTGTCCTACCAATAATAAATTTAAAACCTACAGGTGATAAAAAGTTTTGGTTATTAGGAGAGAATAGTGTTTGATCGTAAGCCATTAGTTCACGCAGGTCTCCGTATTATTTATCCAAGCCAAAAAACGTCGGGGTCTCTAATCTTGTCATAGATGTTAAACCTGAAGTCTCTGAAGTCTGGTTTCTGTGTTTCATTATGTGCAGCATCTATCCATGTCAACTCAGCATTCTTACCTCTGGTACTCTGTCCTTCTACATCATCAATATTATATTCACCAACATAGTTCTCACCAACTGTACTAGGTTTGACACCGTTCTGCCAGTGTTGTACTGACATGAATATAGATCTACCATCACCCATGAATGCACCATGTATATCATCATGGTATACCTTGAGTGTAAAAAAATCGGATCGCATCTTACAGATCTTCTCCTGTTCAGGATGACTGTCTATCCAATATCCACCGTGACTAAAACTTATCTTACCACGTATGTACACTTCATATGAATCTATGTCTGGATGCCTATGCTCAGGTATGATGGCGTGTGGCGGCCAGTTCAGGCATTCAACTTGATACTGTCCTTCATTGTACATAACCTTTCTATGGAAGTTAGGTACACCGAAAAAATTTCTATTCCAACCTTCTGGTTTTGTTATATCACGAGGATCAAATGTTTTTAAATACTCTTCAACAAAACCTGTAATGGCATCCATGCATAAAAAAAGAGGTCTAATTATTTAGACCTCTTTCAAAAAGTTTTAGTGCATTGTTCTAATCGAATACGTTTTTGCATATGCGTCTACACGCTTGGGGTAAGTCTGCACACTCGATCAGGCAGTCGAAATAATCGTCGATCTTCGTTATGTTGCTTTCGCTTAGAGATGAAAGGTCATCGGTCATATTCCAACCTGCTAGTTGGTTGTGTGAAACTCTATTGTGCATTACTGCCTCCGTTATTTTACACCATCATATAGAGGGTTTGGTTGCATTTCCTTTCCTCCAATCCTACTATTATGTAGGCAAATCAACACTGTATTTACCGCTACATTGTAATAAAAAGAAATGCCTACGAGTTTATACCTAGACAAAAAAAGAGACCCCGTAGGGTCTCTTGTAGGAATATGTAATATCCGATTACATTAGGTTAGCAACTCTAACTCTTCTGTAGTAAGCGTTAGCGTTAAGGTTACCAGCAGCTTGTGGATCTGAATCAGATAGAGCAGCAAGTCCCTTAGCAAATGGGTTAAGAACCATTCCGTAACGAGTCTTAAACCCGATACGTGGTTGGAATGAATCCTGACCGATCGCTCTGTACATTTGGAGAGGAACGTAAGGACAATAGAATAGTCCTGCATCGTATGCATTAGAACCTTTGTATCCAACAACGTAGTACTGATCAGAACTTACGTTAGCTGAATATGGGTCAATGTATACTTTGAAACGTCCGTTAAGTGTACCAACGAATGTGTTTCCAGTGTCATCGACTTCTCCGAGTCCACCAACAGCACCAGTGATACCTGAGTCGTAGTCAAGTACTCCACTCATAGCAAGTGCAGAAGCAACGTCAGCAGATGTGATGATGATGTTACCCTTTCCTCTACGAGTTTCCTGTGCGATTGCGTTGGCATCTCTTTCGATCTGGAATAATAGTCCCTTGAATTTTTCAACTGACCATCTACCATTACTGTCTACGTCTAAGTCAAACACACCAGCGTTAGCTACGTTTGCTTGAGCACCAGGTTTTGCACCTCTGTATACAGTACGAACAACCTCACGGTTGATTTCAGCAAGTATCTCTGTTGAGAGAATGTTTGCTAACTCAGACTCGGCATCCAATCCGTGAATTGCTTTCAAGTCTTGAGCAAGTTCAACTGAGTAGTCAGCTCTTAATGCTCTACCTTTAGCTTCAACAGCAATTCTGTCGATGCTGAACGCCATTTCCATGAACGCTGTAGATGCATTACCATCACCCAATGCTTCCATTTCAGATGTACTGAACTTAGAAGAAGCAAGGTCATAGTTGCCTTCAGTTGTTCCACCACCAGTAGCATCGTTGATTAAACCAGGGTTTTTCTCAGTTGTTGCTGTTGGAGGAGTAGCACCGTCGGTACCAGAGAACTGTGCGTCTGGTTCGTCGAAGAATGCTTCGTTGCCATTCTGTGCTGTGTACTTACTTCTCATCGCAAAGATAAGACCAGTAGGACCAGACATTGGCTGAACGCCTGCGATGTCATAAGCAATAAGCTTAGGCATAGCACGACGGATTAGAGAGATAAGTATTGGATCGAAACCGTATACTTGACCTGCTCCAGTTGTTTGTGTGTTGATAGGACCAACGTTTGTTGGTGCTTCAGTTAGAACGTTACGCTCTTCTTGTAGAGCACGCTCTTGGTTTTCCAAGAGGATTGCGGTAACAGACTTACGATAGTTGTCCTTAATTTCAGGAAGACCATCATGGTTTAAGACTGGTGCCCACTTCTCTTGGAGCTTTTCTGCATTAAACATGCGAGTTTTACTCCGTTCTTGAGTTAGGGTTTACAGTGTCTATAGCCTCTTAGCGAGTGCTTCGACATAGGAAGACATGCTTTCGCTAATGGCTTCAACTTTAGCTGGCTCCTCATTTGAGATTTCTTCTGCTACTTCAGGCTTCTTAGCACCGAAATAACTCTCTTTGATTTGTCCAAGCTTTTCACGATACGACTCTTCGTTTTTGAATTCGACTGCTTCTGCTAGGGAAGTAAACTTATCCTTTTGAACTTCTGCAAGTCCTCTAGAATACTCATTCAAGATCTCATTTTTACGATAGTTCCCTACCTTCTCATACAGTCCAACGTTCTTCTCAATTTGTTCGTTGAGTCGGGTCTCCATTTCATCAAGTTTCTCGCTCATCTCAGCAACTGCATCCAAACTCTCGTCTGGTAAGTTGATGTTTGATTCGATGAACAATTTCTTTAATCCGTCCATAAATGCTTCGGTAACTTCTGAACGTAAGCCACTTTCAATGGCAAGTTCGTTCTCAGTCATCCACTCTTCACAAGCATATGAAAGGAAATTCTCTACGCGACCTGCGAATTCCTCTTTAATTCCTTCGAGTTCTTCACCGATCCTGCGTTCTGCAGTTTCCTTAAGAGATTCAATTCTGTTGTTTACTTTCGCTTGTACAGCGGCTTCAAACACAGTAGTTGCTTTCTTTTGGAATTCTTCGTCAAGATCTGCACCAGACAATACTGCCTTGATGTCCTCACTGATCTCTCCTTCGGAGATTGTCTCTCCGTCTGCTTCTACTTCATCAAAGATCTTCGCTGAAAGACCGCCAGGCATTGCTGATGAAGCTCCGCTTGGTTTTGTTTTGATTGTAGAATCACCTGTTGTTGCAACAGGAGCTGCTGCCTTAGCACCGACGTTATCAGGTCCTTCTGGCTTCTCTTTTGTAGAACCGCCTACCTCTATGGCATCGTTCTTAAGGTCAGATGGTTGAGGTGGAACTGCACCTTTTTTAATAGCTGCGTCGCCAACTGCTGCATCTTCTTTGACTGTTTCCTCAGGAGTAGCTGTCTTTTCAGCGATCACCTTTTGGAATTTTTCATCAATACTAGACATTCTTTGTACTCCTACGGGATTTTTAACTAGTGTATAAATCTATAATTTATTTATAAATCATAAACTTCTTAGGAAAGTCTCAAACGCGGAGATCTTTCTTTCTTGAAGTTCTTGGGGTGAGGGTGCGTTATCAAGGGATGCCTTGATAGCCTCGATTTGTGCTTCTTTAATCTTACCATCGACTAAAGCCCATTCTTTTCCTTCCATAATACCTTCAACAAAAGCATCAGGTGCGGATGGATCTGCTACTATATCTGCAGCAGTAGAAAGGATAAAGTCATCAGCGACTACTTGGAGTGAACCCTCTTTTTTAAGAGAGCCTAAACCTCGTGAAGAAACACCGAGTTGTACCCCTTCCTCAAGCAAGTTCTTTGCGATCTTACCCATAGGGGTCTCTAACAACTTTGCCTTACCTATAAAGTTTTTACCTTCAGGGTAAAGTTCAACGATCTTGTGTGAAACACGATCCAAGTTAACGGTAGGTCCTTCTGGATGACCTAACTCACCAAGTGCTCTTCCGCGTTGGATGAACTCTTCGTTGTACTTACTGACCTCACGGTTCATGCTATCGAAACGATACATGCGTCCATTGCGGTTAGTAATTTCAGTCTGTAGGAAGATACCTTTGATATAAGTGGCACTCTTACCGTCTTTGTCTT